GTCGTTGTAATACCTGTATGTGGAGGTTGAATCGACGTTGTTTACCGTAATTGTGTACGTAACCTCATCGCCAGCGAAATATGTTGTTCCGCTGTTATAGACACCACGGTAGCAACCGATATAGCTTTCTGTTCCGCTTTGGCTCTGTACCAGCGTACCTATCAAACGGAGTTTTCCGTCACCCTGTGAATTAAAATCAAGAACAGAACCAAGTTTCATGGCGTTGTTTAGCATATCAAAATAGCTCGTTCCCTCGCTTGATACGAGGCGGTCTGTCGTTATTCTTCCAGGCAGAACCTCCGTATATCCATACAGGGTAACAAAGCTGCGCTCATTGTCGTATTCACTGTTGAGAACGCCAACAAGGAAATGGTAGTAATTACCGTTGTCATTCATTCCAATAGCTGTTTCCGACAGGATATAAGTCGCTGCCGACGTTGTACGGCTCGCTTTAATATACAGGTAATATTTCTTTGTCGCATCATCAATGGCTGCGCTATTGAAAAGAGCGACATCCCAATATTTGTACTCGCTTGCCGAGTGTTGAGGGCTGATATTTTTTATGCCGAGCGTTAGGTGCTGCATAATACCAGCTGCACAAACGAGCTGTTTCGTTTCTTGGTTATAAGCGATGTTACAGGGAACGGTCGTCGGGTTCGTCTTGCTGTTAACAAAGCGATATTGGAGGCTCTCATCGCCAACAAGCATAGACATCGTTTGCACCGACAGAGGGTTTATGCTTTCCGTAAAATTCGTGAGAAGAGCGTCCTCCAGCATACTGATTGTTTCCTGTGCATCTCGGAAACGGCGTTTAGTGAATTGTATGCTATCCCTGTGATATTCCTCCGAAACGACCTCTTGTCCTTTCAGCTCGTTAAGCGTTGAGGAGAAGCCTCCTGTAACCGTGCTGTTTGACAGCTCCAGCTCGGGGCTGTGTGGATTGTTTATATAGTCCTTTATGCCTACGATACGCACAAGAACGCTGCTCTGCTGAAAGTGAACGTCGGAGAAATCAATAAACCCACCGAGCTTAATCATCGCACCGATATTCTCCCAGCTCTTTTTAGCCCAAATGCCGTCCAGCTCTCCCTTGAACGTATATTTGACATCTTCGTTCTCATACATATACCTTACGGCTGTCTTGAACATATCCCACTCTGCGCCTGTTTTAGTTGCATTGTCGCAGATATAACTGTCGGGTAGCTGGCAATTAAATACAGCGTATATATCGCCACTAACAGGAACAAAGTCGCCGCTTGGCATTGTCAGACCGTCCTCCTCTATTGGTACAAGCTCAAATCGTTTGCCGAGCTTTCCGTCAGCCACCGTATGGAAATAGGTAACCTCGAACTTTCTTGTTACAAGCATACCCGATTGGAAAATTACGGTTAGCTTGTTTCCCTCGATAAGATATTCGTTGAAATCAAGAGTGTCGGGGATTGTGTTATCCACAATGTCATAGAAGTTTTTCTCTGCGTTGACAACCACGACAGAGGTAACTCTACCCTCCCTCTTGGGATATATGTCGGAAGCGTCCAAACTATCCTCAACGCCTGTCGTAAGCTGCTTATCAGCTCGGCGTATAGACAATCCCTTGTCGTCCACAACATAGGTTCTTGCGTGGGCTGGGTTGAACTGACTATCGGTTTCAAAGTATTCTCCGTCGTACTGAATTGTTTGGTTCTTGGGTAGGTGCAGCTCGCTGCTTCCGTACTTGCTAAGGTCTATGTTTTCGCTGCCGCCCTGTACAAACAGGATTTCAACAGGCTGTTTATCGCTTGTATTGCTTCGTCCGACACCCGAGCGGAAACCGTTACCGTGCCCATACGACAGGGCGAGAGGATTGTTTTTGTTATATTCAATCTTCTTCAGCGACACACGTTTACCGACAATTTCGTACTCTGTGTTAAACTCCGAAGCCATCATAGATAGAGCCTCTTTGCAATAGTTATGGTTATACGAAATCATTACCTCCGTGCCCTCGACACAATCGCCGACCGTCCAGCCTGTATCGCGACGGTTCATATTGTCAACGAACATCTGCAAATGCTCCTTTGGCTTCGCCGTGAGAGTGAATTTCAAACGACCGTCAACAGGGTTACGGAACTTGTATATCTTTGCTTTCGCCTCCACGCTTTCCATTGTTACAGTGTACTCGAAATTACGGCTGTGCTTCATTGTAAACGCTTCGGGGCGTTCCAAGGTATATCTCTGCCCCTCGAATAAGCAATAAGCTCCCACAGGCAGCTCTACGTGTTCTGCAAGTGAGTAATGAAACGTAATGTTATGGTCGCCCATAATAGCACGATGTCGATAGCTGTTATCGTCAATATCTGTGTCAAGCAACACACGGCTGTCCTGTGAGTAGAATATCATATCGTTTCTATTTTATAGTTATTTTTATCTGATTCAGCCTATAAACGCCTTTCGTTTTTTTATTGGTATGTTTATACCATAATCACTTAAAAGCGGCACATAGGTCTTGATTTCGCTTTCATATAGAATTAAAGCGTGAGAGCCACCGACCACACCTGTTCCAGCACAGCCGATAGCTCTCATCTACTTAAAGTATGCCGAGTTCGGCACAGTCAGCGTCAATCTGCTCTTTAAGAGCCTTGCGCTCGTTGAGATAGTCTGTGTATGCGGCGACCTTTTCCTTGGCTTCTGTTGAAGTCGTTGTGCCGTAAACTCCGAGCTTTGCAGCGTTATAATCGTTTACCAGCTTCTGCTCATAATTGTTATCCCACTTTGTTGTAATAACAGCCTCCGTAACCTTGTTGGCTGTTACAGGCGACCAAATGGTTACCTCTTCACATTGCCACTTGCTAACAGTTGTTTCACTGTCGCCATTCTCGGGAACTTGGATTTCCTCGATGTTCCAACGGTAAAGGAAGCTACCGTTACCGACTGCCTCATACTTTGAGGGCTTTGCATCATAAATTGCCATAATACTCTTTTTTAATTATTGTTTGTAACAAATGCTTTGAATTGCTATGTTGCGCCCAGCCGAGCCAAGGAGCAATAGCCTGTTTATATTCTTTCAAAGGAGGAACAGGCTGCTTGTGGTTCAGTTTTGCCGCAGCACGACAAAAATTCTGTTTAATGCTCTTCCGAATGAGCTTTTGCTTCCGATAAAATTTATACCCGACATAATCAAGCGCACGACCATTCTTGTCGTAACGGTTATCGGCAATTCTGAATATCTGATAATTCTCTTTAACCGTAAGCAGTAACTCCTTGCTGATGTATTCCTCAATAAGTGGGAATGCAGCTTGAAGCACATCTTTCCTATCCGAGAAGAAGCAAATGTCGTCCGCATATTCTGTACTGTCAAAATAGGGCTTTTGCAATAACAGGAGTTTGCTCTGTATAATTAGCGGAAGCCGTTCATTTACCCAATGCATAAAATATGCGAGTATTAAATTAGCGAGGAACTGCGAAATGTAGTTTCCGATAGGTAAGCCCTCCGCACTGTCGATTATACCGTCAAGAAGCTGCAACAGAGCTACGTCTTTTATCTTTTTTCTGATAATTGATTTAGCCACGCTGTGTTCTACCGATGGATAGAATTTCTTGATGTCTATCTTCAAACAGTATAGCTGCTTTCCTTTATACTTCTTCAATATCTTATCAACCTGTTTCGCACAACCCTCAATACCTCGTCCTTTGATACAGGAGTAAGTATTATGAGTGAATATATTGCACCATATCGGCTCAATAACATTCATAATGGCGTGATGTACGATGCGGTCGGGATAGTATGGAAGTCGGAAAATTAGGCGTTCTTTCGGCTCATATATCTTGAACACTGTGTATTCTGATGTCCTGTATCTGTGCGTCAACAGGGCTTCATGAAGTGCCAAAATATTAGCCTCACGGTTCTTGTCGTGAACCTTGACACCGTAAGAGTTGGTTTTCCCACGGCGAGCCTTTTCATCAGCCAGCCGTAGGTTTTCCAACGATATTACCTTTTCGTATATGTTTCCTATACGCTTCATATCCTTTGCTTTCTTACAGGAGCTTTCAATAGCCTATACAACAGGCATTTTTACCAGCACCGTTATGTTTACTTTAATTTTTCTGCCAAGAGGCAAGGTCGTTGTTCTTTTTGTATATGAAAATATTCTTATACTCATTCTTTTAAGCAATTGCGAGAACCGATGTTCGTATTCGTATTCGAGGGAACGTTATTCGAATTAGCGTAAGCGAAGCCGTCGTTCGAGCCGTTATTCGCATTACCACCAAACAGCACACCACAAGAACAAACCAACCTGTATTTATTATTCAAACCAATATCGGTTGCCGTTACCCCTCAAAGTAACCTTGCGAGGAAACTTTCGCATCTCTTTTATTTTTTGCAAAACATAGAGTATGTCCGCAGAACCTGTAAAGAACTTCTTCGCTTCTGTTTCGGGGCTGTCCTGTTCGGGCTTAATCTTAACGAGCGTCTGTCCGTTTTTACCTTTCTGCTTACTGAACCGTGTATCTACGTCTTCAATAAAATCAACCACCCAAAATGAGGTGTTCACGAGCTTTGACTGTGATGTTGCATCACAGTTGAAAGACCTGTTATTCTCATCACGAGGGATATTCAGAAATGCTAAAGAGCCATCATCTTTTTCTTCCATATTCTATAATATTCAAAGATTAAAAATACTGTTACTAATAGGGGCGTGGGGCGTGTCCTTGGCTATTCGGGGATAAAGCAAAGGCGAGAACCGACGGACGAAGACGTAGACGAGG